GTTAGCTGTAACGTCATACTTTACAGATGACATGGAAGATGAATATGAACCCTCTGACTTTATATCGGGATACTGATGAGCATAGTTGGCAAACTGTTTGGAATTGCGGATGAGATAATAAGTTCTCCTACTCAGATGTCACGCAGATTATTTGAGCAAAAATATGGAGAGCCTCCTTCTAGGCTTCCTCAGATGTTTATCGGACGTGAAGGTATTAGTAACTTAGGAGAGGCTGGTGTTATCGAGCCACAGGTTGCTAACGACTTACTAGTAAATGCTGAGCGTGATTGGTTTAGGCTACCAGCTGAGGAGTGGATGGAGAAGTATCCTCGTCAAGGTGTAGCGTTCGACCCTGTAGCTAATAAGGCAATGCTAGAGATCAGCGATAAGAACGTAGACCTACGAAAAGGTGTTGATCTAAACAAGATCCCTGAGAATGAGATCCTATCATTCGACGAAGTATTTAAAGCTGAGACGCTAAAGAAAGCCTATCCAGAGATCGAAGATGTAACCCTAAGCTTCATCGATGATCCTGTCTCCTCTCGCTTAGCAGCTTACGCTCCTCAGCAAAACATGATTCTGTTTAACCGTCAGCATCCTGATTGGAAAAACAAAGACACCCCAGTTAAAGTAGCTTTACACGAGATTCAGCACTACGTTCAAGGTAAAGAACTATTCACACAAGGCGAAAGCTTTACTGGTGTTCTAAACCAAAACCCAGTCTATACAGACGCACAAGCAGCACTCGGTGTATTGGTTGCTAAATCTCCACAAGATAGCGTAGCGTTTGCTAAAGAGTTTAAGAACTTAGGATTTACTTCTGATGAGGTTTCAGAAGCTATCGCTGGTTTAACAAAACAAGATGGTTTGTCTGCTCGTCGTTCATTAGAGCAGGCATTTCGAAGTAAAGAAAAAGCTGAGAAGTTTATTACTAGGGCAGAGAAGTATCCTCGTTTAAGCGGTGCTATCGAAGTTAAAGATATTTCTACTGCTGCGTATTTAAAATCAGTTCAAGACTACATGAAAGTAGCTGGTGAGGTGTTTGCCCGCCAGACAGAACAGCGTCGTGGTATGGGTGGCTTAGAAAGACTAGAGCAACCAGCGATGCGAGCAATCGAGACTGATCCAGCAAACATGGCAGCAGGTGTTACCATTGATAACATGACTGCTCCACGTGCTGATATGCTTCAGCAAGCTTCCGTCCCTGCTGATCCTTTCCAGATGCAAGTCCCTCAATCAACCATTCCAGGAATTTAACACATGGCTGAATTTAAAGAAGACCAAGTAACAGAATACGATCGTGAATTAGTAGCGTTCGTTGTAGACCACACCACTCGCTGGAGAGATCATCGAGATGTAAACTATTTAGATAAATGGGAAGAGTATGAGAGATTATGGCGAGGAATCTGGGATGGGGCTGACAAGACACGTGAGTCCGAGAGATCTCGTATTGTTACACCTGCGTTACAACAAGCGATCGAGAGCAAACAAGCTGAGATTTCTGAAGCTGTTTTTGGTCGTGGTGAGTTCTTTGACATTGTTGACGATCGGACTGATCCAACTAAAGAAGACATTGCTCTAGTACGTCAGCAGATGCATGAGGACTTTAAGTTCTCGAAAGTAAAGAAAGCTTTAGATGATGTGATTCTCTTAGGAGAATTATACGGTACAGGTATCGGAGAGATTACCGTAGAAGAAAGAACTGTCATGACTCCTGCTACCCAGCCTATCCCTGGAAGCAACATGGCAGCTATTGGTGTACAAGAGCAGAAGAAGTTCTTAGTCTCTTTACACCCTATCAATCCTCGTAACTTCCTCATCGATCCTAACGCTCGTGATGTAGAGTCTTCACTCGGTGTTGCGATTGAGGAGTACATGCCCTATCATAAGATCGTTCAAGGCATGGTTGACGGTACGTACCGTAAAGTAGGAATCACTCCTAGCTATAACGACATGGACTTAGAACCTGTCCAAGAGATGTCTCCTAAGCAAGACGACAAAGTACGAGTCATTCGTTGGTATGGTCTTGTTCCTAAGGAGTACTTAGAAAAACTCAAGAAGCAAGACGGAGAAGAAATTGTAGATCTGTTCCCTGAGGGTTCTATGGCTGAAGACTACCAAGACATGGTAGAAGCGATTGTCATTATTGCTGATGACCAATGGCTCTTAAAGGCTGAAGAGAATCCTTACATGATGAATGATCGCCCTATTGTCGCCTATCAAGCTGACTCGATGCCTGGTCGTTTCTGGGGTCGTGGCACTGCTGAGAAGGGCTACAACATGCAGAAAGCTATTGACGCTCAGATCAGAGCTCACCTAGATAGCCTTGCTTTGACCACTGCTCCGATGATGGCGATGGACGCTACTCGTCTACCACGTGGTGCTAAGTACGACGTAAAACCTGGTAAGAACTTACTGGTTAACGGAAATCCCAATGAGATCATGATGCCGTTCAAGTTTGGTACGACTGATCCTCAGAACTTCCAGACTGCTCAGAATTTCCAAGCAATGCTGCTCCAAGCTACTGGTACAATCGATAGCTCGGCAATGCCTGACAAGGTAGCTGCTGGGGAAGCTTCAGGTGCTGGTCTTTCGATGGCTCTCTCTGGCTTGATGAAGAAGAATAAGCGTACTCTGATTAACTTCCAAGAGGACTTCTTAATCCCATTCATTACCAAATCTGCTTATCGCTTCATGCAGTTTGATCCAGATCGCTATCCTGTGAAGGATTTCGTGTTCTTGCCTGTATCTACCTTAGGAATGGTAGCTCGTGAGTACGAACAACAGCAGATGATGGGTTTAATGTCGACCTTAGGAGCTCAATCTCCTATCGTTCCTCTGCTTTTACAGGGTGTAATCCAGGGTTCTAGCATCTCCAATCGTGAAGAAATCGTAGCTGGGCTGCAACAAATGAGTCAACCTGACCCAATCCAGCAGCAATTACAAGAGATTGCCCTAGCAACTGCTCAGGCTGAGCTACAAAAGACCCAGGCAGAAGCTGCTAAGGCTATGGCAGAAGCTCAGAAAGCTGGAGCTCAGGCTCAGGCAATCCCTGTAGAGACCCAAATTAAGGCTGTAGAGGCTGCGAACAAGCCAATGGGTACTGACCCCTTCACTCAGGTAGAGAAAATCGCTAATTTAGCCCTTAAAGAGGCTGATATCATGTCTAACGAGCGTATTGCTGTGTTACAAACTGCTACAAAAATGCAATAACTATTGACAAACTGCTAAAATTGTGGTATAATATTAGCATATACTAACACAATAAACTCTCCTTGTCAAGGAAAAAGAGTATGAATAGAGAATTACAGGATTATTACGAAGAACGCTTCTCAATGATGGCATCCAAAGGGTGGCAGGATTTGATTGAAGACATCGAATTAATGCTTAGTAGTACCGATACTATTAAAGGTGTGGATACTGAGCAGCAGCTCTGGTTCAGAAAGGGAGAAGTCTCTATTATGACCTGGCTAAAGAATTTAAGAGAGTCAAGTACCGAAGTCTATGAGCAGCTTCAGAAAGAAGAAGAGAATGCCGAGACGGATATTTGAGTTTCAATGTACGAATTCACATACTACTGAGTCCTTCGTCGATATAGACACAAAAGAAGTTCAGTGTAGTGAGTGTGGCGAGAGTGCTACTCGCATTCTTTCCTCTCCTCGGTTGGGTTTAGACCCTGTCTGTGGAGATTTCCCTAGTGCTACGGCACGATGGGCAAAGATGAGAGCTGAGAAGCTGGCATTGGAAAGAAAATCAAAAGCAAATCACGGCTCGTAAATGGACTCTTGACCACCGAGCTATTTTTTAAATGTCCTAAAATCGCATTGCGACAGGAGAATATACATGGCTGCTAATTTTATCGAACTGCAAGAAGAAGAATCTAACGAGAACTTCGCTGATCCAACCAAAGACGAGGGTACAACCCCAGACGCTGCTGAACAAATGGCAGCACAACCTGAAGAGGCTGCTCCCGCACCAGAACTACCTGAGAAGTATCGTGGTAAATCTCTAGACGAGATTATCAGGATGCATCAAGAAGCCGAGAAGTTAATCGGACGACAGGCACAAGAAGTTGGAGAAGTACGTAAGTTAGCTGACTCGCTTCTAAAGCAACAACTCGAACAGAAGCACGACACACAGCCAAGTAAAGCACAAGAGATTGATTGGTTTGAAGACCCTGCTAAGGCAGTAAACCAGGCTGTAGCAAACAACCCAGTCTTAAAGCAATTGCAAGAACAGCAAGCTCAACAAGCTCAGCCTC